CCACCTTCCCATTGGAAATTACCTTTTGTTAAAACATTTGAATTTCTTAAATCTTCATTGTAATCTATTTGTTCATAAATTTTAGTAAGATTAAATAAAGATTGTTTTGCTTCGTCTCTAAATGCATGTTTTTCAGTTCTTGGAAACTGACGGTAAAATTCATTTAAACTATCTTGATCATCTTTTAAACCTTCAACTTCATTTTCCCAATGCGAGATAACTCCGATCTGAATCTTGGATCCATCAATGCCTTGGACGGGTTTTTTCGGAGTGTCGAATACAGGAAATCCATAAGTATCGATGTATCCTTCGTAATTCCATTCCATAGGTATGAACAAACTATATAATCCTGAGTTAGTTTGACCATTGCGGTTTCTATTTGTAACGTTTGATGCATCATATAACTTTTTAAAATTAGAACCTCCTTTGTCTAATGCGTTTGATGTTGAACCCATCATGCACCTACCTATTATTCTACTACCTAATCTTAATGTTGTTTTCGTGACACGCCAGTTATTGAGGATGTTGTCCGGACGCTCCCATTTCCCTGATTCGTCGTGGGCAAGGATCTTAAGTTTCTCACCGTCATACGAGTTGTCCCCGGTGTTCTTCCAGTCGATCGTGGTGTCGAGCCCGACAAGGTCCTCGGGACGTTCGTTCTGATCAAGTTTACGCCGTGTGAGTTTCGAGGCAGGGACTCTATATGCGAGTTCGGTCTTGGGACGGTCCATACCATCCTGGATTGGTTTGAAGAAGAACGGGTAATTAACTGATATGGGTACCACTTTATCGGTAAACATCTTCTTTGCATCAGCTCCAGTCTTCGATAATATCCCATATCTGGAATCCGAAGAGATGGTTGCTTGGTGTACAAGTTCTGAAGATGCCATGAATGAAAAGCCAGAACGTCTGTTCTTAAGGTAACACAGTCCGTAACATCTGGTGTCCAACTTACATGCCTCCCAGAAAATAAAAAAGATTCTGTTTGATTCTCTAAAATCTGGTTGCCCAACATCAATCTTGGTCCATTGCAAGTACATGTAATGAGAACCAGTAATATAACTAGGAATACCTTTGTTATAGAACCAGTGGCCTTCTTCACGCTTTTTAAACTCTCCGTCAATATAATCATACCATTTATCTTTAAAATAACTCGGAAGATTATTCCAATCAAAAACTGTTCTAATTTTAGATAGTTCTTTTGGATATTCATAAGACTTCCAATATTGTTCTTCTTTTTTTTTAGATCTTTTATACGTATCAACCTCTAAGGGAAGAGCCACTTTAAGACCTTGTATTTCATATACTTCACCGATTTGGCCAGTTTTGCTAATAATAATAATATCATATTCTTCGTTGTAACCTGTTTCCCATTTTTTATATCTATTGTTTCTTTTAAGCACTTTAGACTTAATGTGATTAGGTAATATTTTATAAAGTGTTTGTTGATACATTATTTAGATCTTCCTTCTGCAAAACCTTTAAAGTTTGTGCCTTTATCTTCTTTAGAACTTTCTTTAAGCATACTTTCTTCTTCTTCTATACGTGTCAGTATTTCAAAAGCATCAAATATAGCTAGTTTTTTAGTTGCTGCTGCATTTTTTAATCTATCAGCAGATATATCGTCTTCTGAATCTACTATTTTTTCTTTAGCAACTTTAATTAATTCTTCAACTGCAATTCGCCCGGCTTGTATTATTTTAGATTTTATTAATTTTGATTCCATTTAATTAAATTTATTTATAAAATTCTCTATTAAAAACTTGATTTCTATAGTCAACTAAAATTTCTTCATTTTTTTTAATGTTTTTAAAAGCAACCATAATAGTTTCTTTTTTGTTTTTATTATCTAAAAACTTTGCATTATAAATTGGACTATGATTTGTATATTTAGCTAAAAAACTACGTATTTTATTTTTATAAACATAACCTACAATATCTCCTTTGTTTATTTTTTTATTAGCAAAAATTCCATTGCCATGAATGTTAGATTTTTTTAATTTATAATTTTCATTTTTATCATCTATAACTATCCCGGCTATTTTTTCATATGCAGTACTGTTTGCCCATTTGTTTAATGCATCAAGATTTAAATTTAAAGATTTGATTAAATAATTAAAATCTTCAATTGCTTTGTGCCCAACTTGGATTGTATTCAGTTTCACTTGTTCTGTGTTCATATTTAATTATAATATCATTTGATTGCATACAGTACAAAACTTCATTATCAATTATAAATTCAAATTCTCTATTAGGCTTAAAGCCCACACAGCATCCAGGATTAATTTTAAGAGCTTCTAGTGTATTATTGCCATATTTAAGTATACCAATATTTTTTTCTAATTTTAAGTCATTAGAATTAATATTTTTTAATATTGGTTTTACAAAACAATACTCTGAGTGAGTGTTCCACTTATCATTTCTGTGATATAAATATATTTGATCTATTGATGCAAAATATAGATTATCTTTAAAAAAAGTAGATCCATTAACAGAATTACCTTTCATGTCATAATATCTTCTAAATAAATTATGATGAACAATAACTTTGTCACCTTTTTTTATTAAAGTTTTATAAACTAAAGGGACAGACACAATCTCTGCGTGTCTATTAATAAATTTATGATTTGAAATACTAGAATTAATAATTAATGTTTTATCTTTAATTTTAATTTCATTGTTGTATCTATCACCTATAGGTTTAATTATAAATTGATAAAGACTTTTCATTAGTATTCTAAATCATATTCTACGGATATAGCCATATTAGAATTAAATTTCTTCCACGGCAATACCTCATCTTCTTTTTTTATAAATATATTATAAGAGAATTCATCTTCATTAAACAAGACGTGTGATATTGTATGACCACCATACACTTGCTGGCCTACAGCATAATGCATGGCATCATTTTTATAATCAGACCCTATGCTGATCTTTCTTATAACTTTACTACTACTCACTTTCTTTTTTTATTGGAGTGCAAACACCATCTTCTAAACTAATATTAACAGCACCATATTCTTTTTCTAATTCTGATTTAAATTTTTCAATTTCTTCAACTAACCCAGCATACTTATGATTCAAAGTGTGCTTTTGAGTTTCTAAAAAACCTATATCTCTTAATGTAGTTGCTAGTTCTTCTTGTTGTTTTTTTATTGTAGCTAACTCGTCAGCTGTTATTTGAATTTTAGCCTCTTCGACTTTTGATTCTACTTTTTTCATTTAATTTAATTTAAGTTAATTTATAGTAACTAATAAAGGGCTACTAGTCCTGTTGCTGTAACTACACCATCGGTATATACTTTTTTAATTTGCATTCCAAGTATTCCAGCTGCAACAGTCATTGTAACAGGATTATCTGTTAATGACCTAGCTAATTCTACTTTAATTGTTCCTGCAACACCTACCAGTAAATTAAAACTATCTCCTCCTGATAAAGGGTCGGCTGTGTATATAGATGGGGTTGTTACCGCTGCACCATCACCACTTTGAGGTATTTGAAAATCAGCCGCAACCAATGTTGCTGTTAAAGATCCTGTTATTGCAGGAGTTTGAACTCCAAAGGCGGTATTTAAACAAGCAGTATCAAATATAATTGTATTTGTAGCGGCACCTATATTGGGTCCAACACCAGGATTTATAGGAGCATTTGTTGCACCTCCTAATAAAATACCATCTGGTCTTGTAGTAACAGGAACCACAGAAACTATATTTCCAGCGGCATTTGTTGTTAAAGTGTATGCTACTCCTGTTCTATCATTTTGTTCACCAGTACCTGGACCTCTAGTACTTGGCCTTGCAGAACCTAAAAAAGTTCCACCGTTTGCAGCACCTATAGAAGGATAAGCAATTCTAGATGTAGTTGCTGGCAAAGCCGCGGCTGTGTTTGCGCCTCCAGCAAACCTAGCAACGTTTATAGGAGCGTTTGCAAGTGTTGCTGCGGTTGATATACTTACCGCATTTATTATCTCGTTTCCGTTATACATATTTTTTTATTTATCTTTTCCTTTAATTTTTTCGTAAGTTCTTAAACCACCTAGTCCCAGCATACCTAACAACACAGTCATTAAATGATCCATTTGTAAAGCTGGTGGAGCTTCTGTAGTTTTTGTTATCCATATAAATAAGTCTCTTACGACAAAGTTAT